GTCCTCGGCAGCGGTCCCAATTGCATTGAACCCCGCTGCGATTTCCTGAAAAGAACCCTGGTTATAGCGAGCGGTCCGCGCGGCCGTGCCGATGCCTGGAGCCGCCGGCATCTGCGGCGTACTCTTCAGGGAAAGTGCAAGAATTTCCTGGGATGTCTTGTCTCGGGCGAGCCTGCCGGGTTCGGCGTTCTGCGATGCCTCGCCCCACCCCCCATGGGTCTGAAGGTCCATCCGCAGCAGCCTCCCCCAGTCCGGCAGCCCGTCCCGCGTGCTCGATTCGCGGCGCGCCTCCACTGATGCCGGGGACGGTTGGCCGGTGTCGGCATCGAGGGCGCCGGCCCCCGTCATCGCCCGGAACCGCCCGGGGTCTGAGACGGTCTGCGCCAACGGGGCAAGCTGGTGTGGCACAGCGTGCATCTCCGCCGGCGACGTACCGTCGCGATCGGCACCGAGAACCTGTTGGATTGCCTCCCGTTCCTGCTGGAGCCGGCCGGGCGAGATGCGATGCGATCCGGAATCAACGAAGCCCCCGCGCAGTCCGAGCGCGTCGACGATCAGATCCCTCGCCGGCGCACGACTGCTCTCCCCCGTCCCCCCGGCGGAAACCGACCGCTCGAGGGGATGCAGCTTGGCATTGGCATCTACGGCAGCATCCGCCATTTCCGTTCCGGAAACGGACTGTCCCGATTCCGCCGCCGCTTCGTCAAAATAGGCGGCCAAGATGGGGAGGACACCGCCCTGCTGCAATGCGACGATCTGGTCGTCGAGTTTCCTGGCGGCGTCGATAAGCCGCGCGATCCCACCGACCACCTGATCCATCCCCTCGTAGGCCGCGCCGGCCTCGCCGGAAAGGCCGCTGGCGGAGTCCTCGGTCAAACGCGCGCCGAGTTCGTAGGGATCAGTCATGGCACACCTTGTTTCGACCCTGCCAGGTTCGCGCCCGGGCATCATTGTCCGACCTCTGGAGGCATATTACCCGCCCGTTCCTTCCCACCCCATGCGCTCCCAGTCGAAGCGTCCGCCCTCGGCCTCGCCCATCAGCACGATGAAGGCGAGACGTTGCGCGGGAGAGAGGTGCATCGCCACGTCGTAGGGCACCCCCCGGCGGACCAGATAGAGCGCATCGGCCAACCCGGGGGTGCCGGTTAGTTTTTTGCTGCGGCCGCGAGGTTCTTGTGGGCGTCGGCGGCCTCCATCTCGCGGGTCAGCGCGCCGATCGTGTCCCATCCAAGACGATCCGCCAGCGCCTTGAGCTCCTCCTTCGAGCGCGGGAAGGGCTCGGGCACGCCGTTGATCGAGCGCACCGTGGCGACAGTGGCGCCCACCCCAAGCGAGCCGCGCGATCCCCCCTCCCCGGTCGCGACGGCGTCCATCAGCTCGATGAAATCGCCGGGCGCCAGACGCTTCCAGCCGATCTTGCGACCGTCGGGAGCGACGAACTCCTTCACTGCCCCGCTCATACCTGCTGGGTCCTCCACGAGGCGGTCCAGGAAAGCGTCATCTTCACCGGGCTGTCGGCCTGGCGCCGCCCGGCGTCGGAGAGATAGAAATTGACGTTCTCGTAGAGCCAGGTGGTGCGGGAACCGTCGATCTCGTTGATATATTCGTAGATCTGGCCGAAGGGGATCGTGACGTTGTTGCGGTAGGCGGTCTCGATCGCGGCGATGAACTCGTCGACGGTCGGATCGCGCCGGTCGAATTCGATGGTGCCGGTCCAGCCGCCGGGCAGGTTCTTGGTCAGCTTCACACCGTCGAGCCGGTCGGCCTCGGCGGTCTTGGTCTGCTGCCTGGCCTGAAAGCCGGTGATGTTGCCGATGTCGAGCACGCCGCCGGCCAGCGCATGCACCACGACGATGCGCGTCGAGCGGCCGATCGTGAAATCCTGAGTTGCCATCTTATGCCGCTCCTATCAGGCCTGACCGGACGAGGTGGTCTGCTTGTTGATGGTGACGGTGGTGCCGCCCTCGAGATTGACGATGAACTTCTCGTTGATCGCCATGTACTGCACCTGGCAGTCGGCCTGGACATAGCCGAGCGCGGTGCGCGATTGCGGGTTGTTGGAGGTGTCGCAGATCACACCGAAGGGCGGCGGCGTGGTGTTGGCGAGCAGCCCCTGGCCGGAGAGCCCCTGGAAGAACGCCAGCAGCGTCGCGCGGATGTTGTCGAACAGGCTCTGGTTGACGACCTGACCGATATAGGCGCCCATCCCGGCGTTCAGCGTCGCCGCGATGTAGTTGGTCATGCGGGTGTAGTTGTCGCCCTGGATCGCGGCATTGGAGCTCGCATTGTGACCGCAGCGCACGGTCCAGATCGAGAGCCCGCCCGCGCCCGGGTTGGCGATCACGTCGATGCCGGCCTGGAACAGCGTCTGCAGTTCGGCCTGGGAATAGGTGGTGTTGGTCGGGCTCGCGGAGGTGCCGGATTTCTGGCTGCCGACCACGGAATAGAGCGGCTTGTTCAGGGTCGAGTTCTGCGGCGAAAGATTGCCAATCCTGCCCGCGACGAAGCCCTGCGGCGAGACCAGCCGCGTCACCGCATTGGTCGGGTCGTACCAGTAGATCCAGTCGCCGAACATCAGCTTGGCGGCGTAGCTGTCGATGCCGGCAGTGGCCTTGGTGGTCACGGCATTGCTGATGGTGTCGCCGCTCGGACCGGTCAGGATCATGTAGAGCCCCTCGGAGAGACCGAAGGAAACCTGAGTGAGCCACTGCGTGGAATCATAGGTATCGCAGAGATCACCGATCGAGCAGCCCTGCCCGCGCAGCGCGTACATGCCCTTGCGCGGCACGGTATCGACGCCGACGAGCGTTGCGGCGGTGATGGTGGTCACGCCGTCGGTGCCGCCCGCGAGGGTGGCGGCGGTGCCGGCGGTCGGAATGGTGGTGCCCGTACCGGCGGCGGCGGTGACGATGTTCGAGGCGCCGCGCAGCACGCCGTTGCCGCTGTTGATGGCCGCGGCCGCGGCGAGCGCAAGAGCGTTGCCGGTGCCGGTCAGGTTGTCGAACACCTCGACGCTCTGCGAGCCGCCGGAGAGAAGCGAGACCACCAGGCGATAGGTGCCCGATGCGCTACCGGTCGTCCACGTCACCGTGATGTTGTTGCCGAGGCTGCCGGTATAAAGACCGGTGAAGGTAAGCCACGACGAGCCGAGCGTGCCGGTGGCGGCCGCGTCGGTCACGCGCACGCAGCGGAAATTCGAAGCCCCCTGCTGCACCGCGACGGCGACATGGGTGCCCATGTCGTAGGTCCGGTTCATGATCGGACCGAACGACTTCGCGTAGTCGGCCATGCCGGAGACGATGGTGGGCTTGCCCACCGGCCCCCAGCTGGCGGTGCCGACCATGCCGACGACATTGGTGGGAACGCCGTTGATGACGAGGTTCTGCGGCGGGACGATCTGGACATAGAGGTCCGGGACGATCAGCGCCGTGGTGTTGATGCTGCCACTCTGGACGATCACAGGCGGGGCTCCTCAGCCTTGGCCACTACGGGCGCGTTGACGCGGACGACATGGGCCTCCTGGTCGCTCTGCAGGATCGCCTTGATCTGGGCCGCGTCGGAAATGACGTCGCCCCTCTGGTGATCGCCGAAAGGCGTCACCACCACGAGTTCGATTGCCATTGTTCGCCTTTCAGGAAACTGCAAGCACAGCGTTTGAAACGGTCAGGCCGGGGATCGGCGCGGGTCCCACGAGCACACTGCCCGACGATGGAACCATCACAGTGCCGCTGCCGTTGATCGTCGTTCCGGGGAAGAGCATGACCGGCTGGAGCTGGCGCGCCTGCGTCGCATACTCGATCGTGTAGCAGAGATCACGCTGCCACACGCGATCCGCGCTGATCCGGTCATCGTAGTCGGTGGAGCGGTAGAGCAGTCGCCCCGCCGAGCCGTCGGCCAGCGTGATCCACGGCATGTCCGCGAGCGCCGCATCGATGGCCCCGGCGATGATGTCGCGCGCGGCCGGGTTGGGAGCCCAGCAAGAGACGCGGAAGCCCTGGATCTGCCGGCGCAGCTCCATCGTCGCGCCCTGGTCGCAGACGATGCTCACGGAGATGGAATCTCCCGTCACCGTCAACGAATTTTCGGAACCGGATGCCCCCTTGATCGCGGCGGCCAGGGTTGCGGCCAGGCTCGCCGGCGTGTCGGTGGCGAGGCATCGATAGGCGTAGCTGCCGGCAGAGACGCCGTGATCGACCAGCAGGCCCACGACCTGCCGGGGCGAGGCGGTGCCGCCGAAGGTGATGACATCCCCGGAAAGAACCGCGGTCAGTGTCGGTGCGACCGCCGGAGAGGCACGCCATTGCGGCTGATAGCGGGTGGCGTCCCGGGTCTGGTCCTTCTCGGCAAAGACCGAGACATGTGCGTGTCCCGCCACCAGGTCGGCGGTCAACGCCTCCGCCGCCGGCCATCCCGGATAGAGATCGATGATCGCGCCGGTCGAGATCGCGGCATCGTCGAGCGGCCAGGTCAGTACCGAGGCGACACTCGCGCCGAAGGAATACGGCGAGGAGAACAGCACCGAGGCAACTGCCGAGGCGAGTCCGCTGGTGGCATCGCTGAGATCGGCCATCGTCTGCTCTCCCCGTCAGATCATCGCCTGGAACGCGGTGATTTCCACGCCGAGCGGGGAATAGATCGCCCCCGAGACGATGTAGCGGCTCGGCGTTGCGAGATCATCGTAGAGGATGTCGCCAGGCAGGATCTGCGCCGGGGCCTCGGACATCAGCAATTTCACCCAGGGAGCCTTGGCATCCCCTGGCAGACGCGCCCCGGTCGGCTCGGCCCGCGGCCCCGGCGCCAGCGCGGCCGGCCAGCCCGAAAGAATAGTCGTCTCGGCCGAGATGCGGTTGTTGCCGTAGAATCCGGCGCCGGGCGTGCCGGGACCGGGCCGCTTGACGATGAGGGTGCGATCGCAGCGCACCACCATCGGCGCGCGGATGTCGTCGATCCGGCCGACGAAATACGTCACGCCGTCTTGCGTCACCAGATGATCGAACCTCTCCCACGCAGCTGCGTCCGCCATTGCGTAGAAGATGCGCGTCTCGAAATCATCCCCGCTGGTCGGCGAGAAATCGCGAGCGCAGTCGAAGGCGGCGGGCTGGGTGGCGACCAGATTGGCGGTGACCACGACCGCG